AAGCCTTGCCCGCTATCGCTTTTCGCATGGTTGGCAAGGTTAGCTTTTCGGTTAGGCCTGGTTATTTCCTAACCTTTACTAGTGTTAAATATTCAATATATTAATTCCTTTAAAAACAGACAGTTACGAATTCCTAACTTTTTTTCTAACCCAACCTAACCCATCGAAGTTAGGTCTCAAGCCCAGCAAACACGGGCCTTCCAACGCATAATATCTCTCTCAAAAAAAACTAACCTTGTTCCCGTGGCACCTACTGAATTCAGCCGTTCATGGGTGCTTATGAGTGTTGCGTAAAAAATACAGCCTCGCAGGGTTCCGCAGGGTTCTGCCCCCTCTAAAACGCCAAGCGAGCGCCCAGCCTGAACCGTCGAGAGTGGTCCGCAGGGGCGCAGAAAAAACGACCCATTTAGCCCGCAGGCGAGGTGGGGGGACGACGGCGCGCGCCGGGTGGTGAAGCACGTCACTACCCCGCTGTAGCACGCCTGTAGCCCGACTTGTTGCACGCCAACTCCCCGCGCTGCCAGCAGCTCGCTTGGCTCGGTCAGCGCAGCCCCCGAAGCCCCGTGTTTATTGGTCCTGGCAGCCGCTTTGGCTTGCCGTGACACCCTGCAAATGCTATGTTGATATGGGTCTTTTCATGCTGCTGAAGGGCAAACTTTCATCTATCCCAGCTGACTTTTTCTGACTCAAGGCACCCCCTCCCTCTTACAGTTCGTCGCCTCAAATCGCGTCATGGGCAAACCTCGATTACTGTATGCGTATACAGTATTGGATTCGCCCCCATGAATAACGATGACGACACCCTCGGCTGGCTTGGCCTCCCTACCCCATTGCAAATGTACCGGCAGCACTGCCGCCTCCTGGAGAACGAGATCCAGGACCTGAACGTGCAACTGCGCAAAGCGCGGGAGGACGTCTTCGGAATCAGCCAGATGCTGCTGGCTACCCAGGCGAAGAACGCCGAGTTCGCTGGATACCTCCGTCAGAGAGGCGGCGAAGCGGCTGAGATGCGCAAGCAGATCGACACCCTGACGACGTCATTGAGCGTAAGTCAGCGTGAAGCCGAAGGCCTGAAGCGAATAGTCAACGAGATGAGACCTCGACCGACCACTATTGTCTAAGATCAAACCGAAGGAGGGCTTGGCTATGTGCGGAAGGCTTTCGCAATACAGGGGAATACACGACTTCGTTGCGGCACTGAGCATGCCCAACGCCCTGGTAAACTCAGTGGGTGACCAACCGATCGAGCGGTACAACGTTGCTCCGACGACACAGGTGGCATTGCTGCACCTGCAAGGCGAACTGCTGCACGCTGATCCCGTTCGCTGGGGATGGCGACCGCATTGGGCGAAAGACCGCGCCGCACCTATCAACGCACGCGTCGAGAAGGTCTCCCACGGTCCATTCTTCAGGGCGATCTGGCCGCACCGTGCGATCACGCCTATCGACAATTGGTTTGAATGGGTGGATGAAGGTGGACCGAAGAAACAGCCCTACCTGATCCGCAGGCGGGACGGAGCGCCGATCCTGTGCGCCGCCATCGGCCAATTACCAGACGCCGATGAAGGCCCAGGCGAGCATGACGGTTTTGTGATCATCACCGCCGACAGTGTCGGCGGCATGGTGGACATTCACGATCGAAGGCCAGTGGTACTGACGCCCGACCTTGCCCGCGAATGGCTGGACCCGGCAACGCCAAAAGAGCGTGCCGAGCAGATGGTGTTGCACCAGGGCGAGCCGGCCGAGGCCTTTGAATGGTTCAAGGTCAGCGACGCCGTAGGGAACGTAAAGAACAAGGGAGCAGATTTAATTACTAGATCCCAATGATCTGCCCCTAAAACTCGTACTTACTCATCTGGGACAGGTATGAAACCGCTACGAAGATATTCCTCGAGTTCATGATGCAAGCACCAAATTCGCTCTGCGTACGTCTGCGCAGTCTTTTGACGCATGCGGTAGAGAGTAGCTCGTAATCGGTCCTCTCCATTCCAACTCTTAACCGTTAGTTCAGAGATGATCCCTGCGATTTCAATCCTGAAATAATCTGGAAGATCCGGCTCATCAGGAACATTCGCAAGCAAAAATTTATTGAGCATGGCTACGGTTAAACGATCCTTAATATCGCCTCTACCGGTTGCCAAAATACGAGCTGACTCTCTAACTCGGTGCTGCAAATTCCCCAGTGACATAGCTACCACCTCCTATGGTTTCGCGGATTATTGCCACGTGTGCAGCCCACCTTCCAGCTGTTTTTTCTAACGTTTCGGCTCCCGGTGGTTCACCAATAGCGCGGGAGCTTAGTCTATTAGGGATAAAAATTGTCCGGTAGCTGGTGATCAAGTCCCTACCGGAATTTCATAGGGCTTGAAGCGCACGACCTCCTCCCCGAGCCAGTCATTCACCTGCGCCATACGCGCTTGAATCGGCTCCAGTTCATTGGCCGCATAGATCTGCGCCGCCTCCCTGATCGACCCAAACCCACCCGCGTTCTGCGGCACGATGCCCATCAGCTGCGGCGGAATGCGCAAGCTAGCCAGCACGTCATCGCGGGTCTGGTTTTTGATCGAGTTGAACTCGTCCTTGGCCGTCACTTCACTGACCGGGATGATCTGCAACCCGTCCTTTTTGCCGTTCGGCGAATACACGAACAGGTTGCGGAAGTTGCCAGGCCCCTTGGAGTCCTTCAGCGCCTTGCGCAGGGAGTCGACATCCGCTTCGTTCTGCGCGGCGTCGGTCATGTAGAGGATGAAACCGGCATGGCTGCCGTTCTCGTAATACTTGCGGCGAAACAGCGTGGCCGATTCATTCAACAACGCCGACTGCAACGCGCTAATCCACTCTGGCAGCCCGTACACCTCCTGGTGCAGATCCGCCTCCCGCAGATGAAACACCGTTCCCGGTTCGAATTCATGCTCTTCCTTCCAACCCTGGACCATGAACTGCCGGCCGTCCTTGCCCGAGCGCATGTACTTCGCCAGCGGCGGTACCAGCTCGCGCATCGGGCCGAGCATCGAGCGCCGTCCTTCCAGATAGCCATTGCCCAGGCAAAGGAAGTCCAGGGCGAACTGCTCAAACGCCGCGCGCGACAACAGCCGGTGCGGTATAAACGTCTTGCTCAACAGGTTGCGCTTGAACATCAGCCCAGAATGCAAATGCACACTGGAACCCACCGACCGCGCCAGACCATCCAGCGACAACGGCGGCTCATACCACCGCCCGTTGAACCAGCACTCCAGATAATCAAACACCTCCCGGCCACTCAGCACCGGTGACGGATCGCCAAAGCTGAACGCCTCCATCCTGCTGTCACTGCGCGGAATAAACTCCTGCGTCGCAACCGTGGTGGACTGGGCCAACTGCTTGGTATTTCTGCGGCGGTTCGACATCAAAAAATCTCCATCCGCCCGGTATTGGCAGTGGTCTGCCCCTCCAGCGGTTCGTTGTGCAATGCGTGAAAGAGCGCCCATGCCAGGTCGGCGTGGCCGGTGTTGTCGTTGCGGCCGGCGGTGTAGGTGAATTGACGACCGCCTGCGGTGATGGTCTTGCGGATCGCCATCAGCGATTGCGCCATGTCAGTCCAGCCGGCGTCGAACTCCAGCCGCCCCCGGTGAATCACGTCGTACGCCTTCAGCACCAGGCGGGTCTTGACCTCGGGCGAGTAGCTGAAGGTGGTCACGTTGGGGAAGAATTGGCGCACCAGCTGCGCCACGCCGCTACCCAGGCCGGTGACGTCGATGCCGATGTAAGTCACCCAGTAGCGATCACATACGGCTTTGATCACGCTGGCCTGGGCCGCGAAGTCCATGCCTCGGAACTGGTGACGCTCCAACACCCGGAACTTGCCCCCTGGCACCATCGGTGGTGCGACCACCACCAGGCCTGAGCAATCGCCGGTTTCCGCCGGGTCGTAACCCACCCACACCTGGCGGTCGCCGAACGGCCGCATGGCAAACGGCTTGTAGTCCTCGGCCCACTCTACCCAGCTATCAACCATGCAGGGCTGCAACACCGTGAGCGGGAAGATGCTCGCGCCGTCGTCGACGAACTCGCACATCAGCAAGTTGGCGAACGCCTCGGGGCTGTACTCCCGGCGCAGTTCCTCAATGTCGAACAGGTCGCAGCCCCCCTCCTCCGCGTCGAGGATCGTGACGATCTGGCGCCACAACCGGTCCTCGCAGAAACGGCCCTGTTGGAGCGCGCCGTGGGAAACGTCGACCTTGGTGTGTTGCGCCGCCGGCTTGCCCTTGTTGAAGCGTTCGCCAGTCCAGAAGGTGTACGCCTCATGGGCCATGGTCGAAGGCGTCGAGAAGTAGGTTTTGCGCCACTTCTTGTGCATCGCCATCCCCGACGCAACCTTGTTCAGCTCCTCAAACTTGAACGTCCAGAAGAATTCGTCGAAGTAGAAATTGCCGTGGTAGCCCTGGGCGGTGCGCGCATTGGTTCCGAGGAAGAACAGTTCGGCGCCGTTCGGCAGCACGATGGGATCACCGGTCAACTCGACGCCGATGACCTCGCGGGCAAACGCCTGAATGTAGCCCCGGAACAGGTAGGCCTGGTTCTTCGAAGCCGACAGGAAGATCTGGTTGCGCCCGGTCTCCAGGGCATCAATAAACGCCTCACGGGCGAAGTAGTAAGTGGCGCCGATCTGCCGGCTCTTGAGGATGACGCGGGTGCGCTGATTGCCAGCCCGGTGCCAGTCTTTCTGATAGTCGAAGCAGCCATCGATAAACGCTTCGCGCAGCAGCTCGATCTGGTCTTCGCTGATGTCGTTTTTCGGGGTCTTTTTCTTCGGGCCTTCGTTGCGCTTGGCAAGGTTGGGATTAAGTTCGGTTTCCGTACCACCGCCCTGAAAACGCTGAATGCGTACCTGTCGCTCCAACTGGCGGTGCAGCAGGTCGATCTCTTTGAAGTCCCCGCCGCTCTTGCCTTCCTTGAGGATCAACTGCACCAAACGCGCTTCCAGCGCCCCACCGATGCGCTCGACGTTATCCGCCCGGTCCCACTCGTCGCGGGCTTTCCAGCTGTGTAGCGTTTTTTCCTTTTCGCCCGTAGCCTCGGCAATCTCGCAGATACGCCAACCCATCCAATACAGGAACTTGGATTGGCGCCGTGGATCGATTGGGAGCAGTTCAGTCGTAGTCATGGCCGCGATGCTGCCGCCCGCGCCCGCGAGTCAGTAGCGCCGCCCCTTGTAGTCCTGCCCTCTACAATCCCATCTCGTTGCCGCAACTCGCGCGCGTCACGACCATGCCCCTCATTGCAACGCACTTAGCGCCCTACGCATTGAGGATTCCCGGCATGAAGAAATTTCGCAGCAATTGGTTCCGCGTCGCCGTCGAGGGCGCTACCTCCGACAAGCGCACCATCAAACGCAGCTGGCTGGAACAGGCCGCGAAGAACTTCAACCCGTCCACCTACGGCGCCCGCATCTGGCTGGAGCACTTCCGTAGCCTGCTGCCAGACAGCCCGTTCAAAGCCTACGGCGACGTGCTCGCGGTCAAGACCGAAGAAGTGGAAATCAACGGCCAGAAGAAGCTGGCCCTGTTCGCCCAGGTCGAGCCGACGCCTGAGCTGATCGCCATGAACAAGGCCAAGCAGAAGATCTACACCTCGATCGAGATTGACGACAGTTTCTCCGACACAGGCGAGGCATACATCGTCGGGTTGGCTGTCACCGACTCCCCGGCCAGCCTGGGCACCGACGTACTGTCTTTCTCGGCGCAGAAGCCTGAATCCAGTCCGTTCAAGGATCGCCATTACTCCACCACTTCGATGTTCACCGAGGCCGTGGAAACCGAGCTGCAATTCGAAGAAATCGAAGACAGGCCCGGCCTCGGCGCCCAGCTCTTCAGCAAAGTGCAGGCGCTCCTGGGCGGCAAGCAGGCAAAGGACGATGCCGAGTTCGCCCAGATCGGCCAGGCCGTCGAAGCGATCGCCGACCACGTCAAGGATCTGCCCGAGCAACTGGCCGCCGAGAAGAAGTTTTCCAGCGATTTGAACACCAAGGTTGAGCAGCTCAGCAAAGACCTGACCGACCTGAAAACCACCCTCGGCAAGACCCAAGACCACTCCCAAACCCAGCGCCCACCGGTAACCGGCGGCGGCAAACAAGCCCTGGCTGAGTTCTGACCTGCGACCTACACCGCCCAGCCCACTATCGGAGACACCCATGCGTAACGACACTCGAAAACTCTTTGCCGGCTACCTCAGCCAGGTCGCACAGCTCAACGGCGTCGAATCGGCCACCGCCACGTTCAGCGTCGATCCAACTATCCAGCAGCGCCTGGAAACCAAGATTCAGGAATCGAGCGAGTTCCTGACCAAAGTCAACGTCATCGGCGTCGATGAACAGGAAGGCGAAAAGGTCGGTCTGGGCGTAGGCGGCACGGTTGCCAGCCGCACCAACACCAACGAAAAGAAACGTGAGCCACGCAGCATCGGCACCTTGTCGAGCGACAAGTACAAAGCCGAACACACCGACTTTGACACCTTCGTCAGCTACAAGCAGCTCGACGCCTGGGCCAAGTTCCCAGACTTCCAGACCCGCCTGTCCAGCGCCATTGCTCAGCGCCAGGCGCTCGACCGCATCCAGATCGGTTTCTACGGCGTTTCAGCCGCCGAGCAAACCGACCGCACCGCGCACCCGTTGCTGGAAGACGTCAACATCGGCTGGCTCCAGCAGTACCGAACCCACGCACCCGATCGCGTGCTGAAGGAAGGTGCAACCGCCGGCAAGATCACCATCGGCAAGACCGGCGACTTCAAAAACATCGACGCCCTGGTCTACGACGCCATCCAATTGCTCGACCCTTGGTATCGCCGCAACCCAGGCCTGGTCGTGCTGACCGGTCGCGAGCTGGTGCACGACAAGTTCCTGGCCCTGGTCAACAAGGACCAAGACGCAACCAACACCCTGGCGAGCGACTTGATCATCTCGCAACGCCGCGTCGGTGGCCTGCCACTGTACGAGGTGCCGTATATCCCCGAAGGCACGATCCTCATCACCACCTTCGCCAACCTGTCGGTGTACTGGCAGATCGGCGGGCGCCGCCGCTATCTCAAGGAAGAGCCCGAGTGGAACCGCGTCAGCAACTTCGAATCGTCGAACGAGGCCTATGTGGTCGAGGAATACGGTTTGGGCTGCCTGCTGGAAAACATCACCCCAGTCGAAGACGTCGGCGGCGAGGGTTAATCCCATGGCACTCAGCATCGCTCAAGCTCACCAGCGCCGCGCTCGCGCGGCCATGGAGTCAGCCAAAACGGCACCGCAGCAGTCAATGGCCGGTGCCACCGCGTACGAGCATCAGTTGAATCAGCTGCTTCAGGACCGGCTACGCCTGAAGGCGATTCAGTCCACCGCCGCCAAGGAAGCGCTCAAGCCGCAGCTGTTGCCTCAGTACGTCCCCTATGTCGAGGGCGTACTTGCCGGCGGCAACGGCGCCCAGGACGACGTTCTGACCACCATCATGGTTTGGCGGATCGACGCCGGTGAATACGCCGGTGCGTTGGACATCGCCGACTACGTGCTCAAGCACAAGCTGATCATGCCCGACCGTTTCGAGCGCACCACCGGCTGCCTGGTCGCGGAGGAAATCGCCACCGCAGCACTGAAGGCGCAAAAAACCAACGGAACTTTCGACCTGAGCATCTTGCATCGCACCATTGAGCTGACCGACGACGAAGACATGCCCGACCAGGCCCGCGCCAAGCTCTACCTGGCAACAGGCCGTGCCACGGTGCATGGCATCACGGCTGAGGAACCCGGCCAGCCGGGACAGATTCAAGCCGGTATTGATCTGCTCAAACGCGCCATCGAACTGCACGACAGTTGCGGCGGCAAGAAAGATTTGGACGGCGCCGAACGCCTCCTGAAAAAACATACTGCCACCGGCAGTTAACCGAGCGTCCCCACGCACCCCGCCGGCTCGGGGCGGATCG